GAGGGAAAGAGTCCGCAGAGAATACCATTCGTAACCTGGCGGGGTTCATCATCCGCGCCGATCGTGTCCATGGAGATAAGTTTCTACGCGCCGGGCCACTGTCATCACAGGCGGAAGCAAACAACGTCAAGCTGGTCGAAGGGCCGTGGAATGCGGCCTTCATCGACGAACTCCATAGTTTTGATCCGAAGTCTCGCTACAAGGACCGCGTTGATGCCTCGTCAGGTGCATTTAATAAGCTGGCCGCGAAGTTCATCGGCGTGGAACTCTCTGGCGGTGGCGCGACTGAGCCCGTGCAGGCTGAAACGTATAAAGCGCAGCAGGTCGATCCCGCGATTGCCGCGCAACTGAAATCAGGGAATCTCTACTGGCCCTCGTAACCTTCTAGCAGGGAAAGCGATGACATCATGCGCGGACTACCACTCATGCAACGGGTAATGCTTGCCACCAAGGCGCTTACCGGCCTCTTCGACGCTTCCTCGGCGACGGCAGCACAAGGGCTCTTACAGGGGATCTTTCGCGGGACGCAAGGCAGCTACCCTGAGCGCGGGACACAGGAACTGCTGAATACCTTTAACACCTCTCCCTGGGCGCGTGCGTGTAGCATGCGGGTGGCGGATGCGCTCTCGGCGACGCACTGGCGGCTGTACGTCAGTACAAAGAACGGGCAGGTCGTGCGTAACAGTGCCCTCCAGAAGGCCCCATTCGGGGCACGGCAGAAGCTCTTGAAACAAGCCCTCGAAGATGCGACAGCCAAGGAAGTGACTGAGCATCTCTTGCTCGATCTCCTGCGAGACGGGAACAGCGAGTTTCAAGGGCCGGACCTCTGGTGGCTCCATTCGGTCTTTATGGATCTCATCGGGGATGCCTTCTACGTCAAGCAGCGCAACGCATTGGGGAAGCCGGAGAGTCTGTTCCCCATCCCGCCACATTGGGTGACGGGGACACCGACGCCGAGTAAGCCGTACTACTGCGTCTCGTATCGGGCCTGGGTGAAGGAGATCCCGCAGACCGAGATGCTGTGGGCCCGTAATCCGAACCCAGTGAATCCCTACTGGCGTGGGAGTGGCATCGCAAAGGCCTTGGATGACGAACTTGAATTGGATGAGTTTGCGGCGAAGCATCGGAAGGCGTTCTTCCGCAACAATGCCCGCCCCGACATCGTCGTGATGCCGAAAGAGGGTGGCTTACTCGGAGATACCGAGCGGGATCGCCTGGAGCAGTGGTGGAACGATCGCCTGCAGGGGTTCTGGAAGAGCTACAAGCCCCTCTTCATGAAGGCGCCGATGGAGATTAAGTTTCTGGAGCAGAACTTTCAGCAGATGCAGTTCTCTGAGCTGCGCAGCCAGGAGGCCGACATTATTATGCAGGTCTGGGGCATTCCCCCTGAGTTATTCGGGCGGTTAGCGAATAGCAACCGCGCCACGATCACCCTAGCCTTACAGATCTTCGGGAAGTCTGTGCTGGTGCCTCGCCTGGAACGACTACGCCACTGGCTGCAAGCGAACCTGGTTCCTGAGTACGATAGTCCGCTGATTTTGGAGTACGATAGCCCGGTGCCTGATGACCGGGAGTTCTCGCTCTCGGTGATGAAGGCGCAACCGGCGGCGTTTCAACTGAACGAATACCGCGAACTCGCGAATCTACAAGAAGATGAGACCTTAGGTGAACAGTACGGTGCGACACCGGCCAGTCCACTTCAGTCCCCACCGTTGGAGAATATGACGAACGAGGAAGTGCGGCAGCTCTACGATCTGCTAGATCAAGCGGCCACACGCACAGTGAAAGGAGCGCGACGATGAACGAGGCGCGCCGACCACTTCCGGTCAAGCTGAAGCTTGGACCGTCAGGGCAAGGGACGATTGAAGTCGCTGGACATCGATTGGAAAACTGGACGGCAGGTATTCATATTATCAGTCGTCAGGGTGAACTAACGCAGGTCTGCCTAGAGATGATTGCCGCCGATGGATTACAGGTTGAGCTTGAGGCGTTGGTTGATGTAGTTATTCGCACGCCACTCGTTACGGAAAAGGAGCAGACTAATGAACCCAGCACATGCAATTGACGGCTTGATCGTCAGCGGCCCCTACGGCGTGGGTGAACTGCGTCGCCAGCCGAACGGCTGGGACTTACTGATCGGAGAAACGATCCGGCAGAGTATCGATCTATCCGCGTATGAGCCGACGACCGAGCCTCTGGCGCGACCGTCGATCGTCGAGATTCATACGGGTGATCGAATCGCACCTAAAGTGATCGGGAAGCAGACGTGAGAGCAGCTATTCCCTCACTCCCCATGGTCGAGGCGGAGCTGATTCGGCGAGGACTCATCGGCCCCGCACAGAAGGCGATGAATACCGACCGCGAGGATCTGCCGCCCGCAGTGATGCGTGCCGATCGGCTAGAACCCCTGATGCGGCGGCGCTTTCTTAATGCGATTGAGCAGGCGAAGGAGGGTATTAATCCCGCACAGCTCGCTCAGGCGGTGCGCACCGGCAATACCGCACGTATTCTGGAAGAACTCAAGCTCGCAGAACTGGAAGGGCGCTTGAAGGTCGGGACGACCGAGACCCTTCGGCAGGGCTTTATGGCCGGGGCACGGGTGGGGGCAGATAGACTGGAAGCACGGAATATCCGCATTCGCTTTGACCTGATGAATCCACACGCCGTCCAATGGGCGGAGGCGCGGGCTGGCAAGCTGATTACGGAGCTCATGGCTGGCCAGCGCATTGGCGTGCAGCAGCTGATGGCCGATGCGCAGCGCCTGGGGCGGACAGTGGATGAGACGGCCCGTGATATTAAGACATTCATCGGTCTGCATAGCCGACAACAGGACGCAAAGGAGAAGCTGCGCACCCAACTGGAGGAACGCGGCCTTCCCGCCGAGACGATCGACAGGAAAGTGAGCCGCTATGCCGAAGGGCTGTTGAATCAACGCGCCCGCACGATCGCCCGCACCGAGATGGTCCACGCTGCACACTATGGACAACGCGGGCAGTGGGATGAGGCGTCCCGCAACGGGCTCTTTGATAAGAAGGCGACGCAGCGGATCTGGATTACGACGGTCGATGACCTGACGGACGTGCCGATCTGTCTGGAAATGGACGGTCAGACGGTCGGCTATGATGATCTGTGGGACCTCCCTGAGGGGTACGGCTCGGTCAAGATTCCTGGTGAAAGCCATCCGAACTGTCGCTGTTCTGAAGATCTACTATTTTCACAATGAACGCATTTTATCTCTACGCAAACCCATGTAGCATCGAAGATCTCGACTACTATGGCGTGACTGACGACGGAAGACTGCTCCAGCTTCATCGATGGACACGGTCTGGCACATACTTTATTTGCGCTAGGCAATCACTAGATGCAAGAATATCAGAGCGCGTTGCGGGTCAGGTCGCAGATCGTTCAGTCTTACGCCCTCAATGGATTGCGTGTCGCGATGATGAATTTGCCATGTTTCTCTCCGCACAAGGGTATCAGATCACTTAATCTTCAAGCCCGAAAGGACTTCATGTCTGATGAACAATCCGCACCACAGTATCCACGCTGGCGCCTCTATACGGCGGACGGTGTGACGACCTCATCCGCACAAATGCGCTGGGAGCAGGCACCCGCCGCCAACCTCGTTGCCGTCGTCTGGCAGCATCCTGATATGGGGAAGCCCGAGGTCGAACTGGGCGCGCCCTACTACTACCACGGCGGCACCTGGATTCGGCGCGTTTGGGATCATACGCTCTATCTGCGGCAGTGCGGGCGCGTCAAGTTTGGTCGCTGGACGGATGCGGGACTCTTTAATGCAGCCTGGTGCGCGGCGGTGCACAGCATTCTCCCCAAAGAGCAGCAGATGACGAACGAGGAGATCCTCAGCAACAACGGCGGTGTGGTCTGCTCGACGCAGGACGCCCTAGTCGTGACCTCCGTGCCGCAGTGGTGGGTCTACTACGATGATCGCTCACTCTATACCGCGGATCAATATACGTGGGCGGAGATCCCCGCGGATGGCGTTCTGGCCGTCTGCTATCGGCACGTCCATGACAACCTGTCGATGACGATCGCCAAGCGTCGCTACACCTACTTCTACTGGCACGGGAACGAGCTGATCAACACGGATGACCAGGACTTAATCCTTTCGCACTTTCCTGAGATCAAACGCGGTCGCATCAGCTTTGATGGGCTTGTCGCGGTGCGCCCGATGGCGGACGCCCTGCAAGTGGCGATGGCCGATACGCTGGAGGATCTCCCATGGCCGATCTAACAATGAGCATACTGACAAGTGACTTCTTCACCGGACTCATGACAGGGCTCGCGATAGGCTGGGTTCGCTCCTGGCCGCTCTGGAAGAAGCTCTGGGTCAAGATCAATCAGAAATTGGATGAGTGGACCGACGCCTAGGAGGATCTCCCATGGCCGACTTAACGGTTGACTTGAGTACCGGCCCACCGCCTGGCTGGACGGGTCCGCGCGCCACCCTCTACGCGGCGAACGCCTGTGATGTGCTCCCGTATTTGAAGGACGTATCGGGTGTGATCACCGTCCCGCCCTGGTACCAGAATCAGTACTGCGAAGCGACGATCGCAACGCATACGATCGCTCATCAGGCGGACGTCGATTGGTACAGTCAGCTCTGGATCTACTTTGCCTCATGGATGTCACTGGTCCAGCAGGCTGGGGCACACTGGGGGTTTTACTTCGTAGGGTTTGACCATGCCCCGACCTTTCTACGCGTGGCGCGCCTCATCGGCTGGCCCATACAGCACGCCTGGCCCATCGATCAGCGTGAGTGGCTATTCTATACCGGCTCGACGCCCCTACGTGATACTGAGGGTCTACAGGACTTGCTGGTGCGTGATGGCTACACATCGATTAAGCCCTATCTGCAGCTCGTGGATCTGCTGCGTCGACACGGCGTCACGCCCGACGAGCAGATTCTCGATCCGTTCTGCGGGTACGGCTCGTCACTCGTGGCGGCGCACTTGCTGGGGGCGTACGTTATTGGGATCGATGCCCGACCCGACCGGATTGCACTCGCGTCAGAGGCGCTGCGCGAATTAACACCAGGCCCTGTAGATATGACGGCGGGACCGCACTGGCGACGACGCTTTCATAGCAGTAAGGAGCAGCACTACTGATGCGACAATTCACGACGGATCTGATTACGCATCAATCACCTCTGAACGGGCACCCTCTACGTACGAAGGTCGCGATCGTCGGCTTTTCTGATAAGCTCCACAAACAAGCCCCCTATGACGATCCCGCCTGGGACGTGTGGGGCCTAAATATGGCGAATCGCATGGGCTTCATGCAGGATGCGCGCGGGCGCTTTCGGGCCGACCGGTGGTTCGACCTGCACCCGCTCTCCGTCCAGTCGCAGGAGGATATGGCATGGATTCACTGCTGCCCCGTGCCGCTCTATTTGACCGAGCCCTATCCCATCAATCCTCGTGCGAGGGTCTACCCCTTGCTCGATGTCCGGACGCGCTACTTTGAGTACTGCGAACTCCCGTACTTCGCCAGTTCCTTTGCCTATATGCTGGCCTTGGCGATGTACGAAGGCTATCACACGATCGGGCTCTTTGGGTGTGATCTTGATTGGGGACGCGAGCGCATGGTCGAGCACGGTAATCTGGCGTTCTGGGTCGGTCTTGCGCGTGGCCTGGGGCATACAGTCTATATCCCACCGGGCAGCCGATTTCTCGCGCATCCCGCCCTGTATGGGTTCGACTACTGGAAAGAAAAGACCGCGATTGAGGACCGCATGGTGCGCTTGGTACTGGAATTGCGGCACTACGAAAAGGTCGAGCAGCGCGTGTCACAGCTCACTTATCGGTGGAATAACGGCGATGCCGCGGCAGTACAGCGAGAACTCTGGGGGTCACTGGTGACGACCGAGGATGCACCGATTCAGGAGGAGATATGAGGCGCCCAATCTGTCCGCGTATCATGGGAACGAAAGCCTGTGCCTCCTGTGGGTGCATTTGCGCTGTTTATGAGACGCCGCTGAAACAGCTACTGTGCCTACCGTGTTGGTCGGCGCAGTGGGATACTCTGGAGCAAACCGAATGACCTTGACGGATGCCCTTATCGTCGCCATGACGGATATGCTGGAAAGCCATCGCGTGCTCTTGGATGGATCGGCACAGGTGCGTAGCGTACGGCTCGATGTCAAGATCGCGAACGATCGGACGATTCGTACGGGTCTCTTAACCCCGGAGATCGAGGTCAGACCGCGTGCGTCAGCGGGGCAGTATATTTTCTAGTATTAAAATGCGCAAAGTAGTATATACTAGACTATAAGTGTTTCAACGTTCGTGACCTGTTCGTACAATTAATCCTTGCCGTCGGCGCAAATTGAGGAGCCGTCATTCCCGAGTGGGGGTGACGGCTTTTGTGTTTTCTAGCACACGAGGGCTTTACCATGGACATCCGTTCCATCACCGAGCACGAAGTGAAGATCCTCCCCGTGGCTTTCAAGGCTGCACCCGATCGGCAGCGCACCTTTCGATTCAAAATCTCCGATGCGACCTCTGACTATGATAATGACATCGTGGACCCGAAGGGCTGGGATCTGACCAACTTCAAGAAGACCGGCGGGCCGGTCATGTTTGGGCATGACTACAGTAGCCTGCCGATTGCCAAGGACGTAGGGATCTCCGTTGAGGCCGACGGGCTCTACGGCTATCCACAGTTCCCTGCGCCTGGGATTCACCCCTTCGCCGATACCGTGTACGAGCTGATTCAAGGCGGATTTCTCAACGCCGCCAGTGTCGGCTTTAAGCCGAAGACCTATCTCTATAACGAAGAGCGCAAGGGCTACGACATTGCCGAGGCGCTCCTCTTGGAATACAGCATCGTGCCGATCGGCGCGAATCCGTCGGCGTTGATTCAGCGCGCGAAGGCGGCGGGCGTGAATATTATCCCGCTGGAAAAGTGGTGTGAGCAGTACCTCGACGAAACCTACGGGACGAAGGGCGGCGTCTGGATGCCACGCTTTCAGGTCGAGGAGGTCTTTAAGTTTATGAATCAGGCGAAGGCCGTGACCGTTCCTGATGGAGTGATTTCTGAGCAGAAAGAAGCAGAGAAAGAAGTAGGGGCTGAGTCGGGTACCTGTCCATCCTGCGGGCACACGCCCGCGCTAGAACTCGACATTGAAGAAGCATCTACGCTGGAGCTCGCCGATGATCCGATTATCATCGACGCTGCATCCGTAAACGAGGCCATCGCCTCAGCCGTCCGCACCGGGTTGGCGGAGGTCATTACCCACCAGGTCCGTGAACGCATCGACTATGCGCGCGGGCGGGTCATTTAGCAACGAGGAGGGGCACCCATGGGCGCCATGACATTAGAGCAACTCAACGGGCATATCAAGGACGCTGTACTGCCGATTCTCAAGGGAGAGTTGGGCGATACGGTGAAGGGGGTCGTGCAGGCCGCTGTAGATGAGGCGCTCAAGCCTGTCCGCGGCGATCTGGGGAAGGCGCAAGCCGACCAGGAGACCCTGAAGACGCAACTGAAGGAGATGGCGGGCGGGATTTCTCCGCTCTCAACCAAATCCAAGACGCGGCAAAAGGGCGAGGCGTTCGGCGCCTGCGTTCGTGCCGCCTATAAGAGCCGCAACGATCCACAACGGGCCGCCAAGATTCTCCATGACGAAGGGAACGGCGATCTGGGTGACTTAATGAAGGCGATGACGGCGGGCGATCCGACCACGGGCGGCGTGTTGATTCCGCACGCGGTCTCAGCTGAGATCATCGACATCCTTCGGAGCACGGTCGTGGTGCGCGGCCTCGGACCACAACAGATCTCGATGCCAAACGGGAATTTCCGACTCCCCAAGAAAGTCCAGGGGACGCAGAGCTACTATGTCGGTGAGTCGCAGGCCGCGGCCACCAGCGGTGTGACGGTTGGGTCCGTGGTGCTGAACTTCAAGAAGCTCGTCACGGTGGTTCCGGCCAGCAACGACCTCTTCCGCTATAGCTCTCCTGGGGCGGACGCAATCATTCGCGACGACATTATGGACAGCATGCGTGTCCGTGAGGACCAAGCGTTCCTGCGCGATACGGGTGTGACGCCGAGCGGTACCTCGACCCCAAAGGGTCTGCGGCAGTGGTCAATCGAGGCGGTGAACAACTTAGCCATCACTACGGGGGCCACTTCCCTCGCCAACGTGACGATCGATCTGGGACGGCTGATCTTGAAATTGGTTGAAGCCGATGTCCCGATGACACGGCCAGGCTGGATCATGGCTCCGAAGACCTGGAACTACCTGATGACCGTGCGGACGACAAACGGTCCCTACGCCTTCCGTGATGAAATGGCACGTGGGACGTTGTGGGGCTGGCCGTTTAGGATGACGACCACGATCCCGACCAATCTGACGGTCGCTGCGCTGACCAACAGGTCGGAGCTGTATCTCGTCGATTTCGCGGATGTCGTGATCGGAGATTCAGAGGCTATGATCATCGATGCCTCGGGTGAGGCGGCGTATGAAGAGGCGGGCACGGTGAAGAGTGCGTTCCATCGCGACGAGACGGTGATTCGGGCAATCTCTGAGCACGATCTGGTTGTGCGGCGGTCACAGAGCGTCGCACATTTCGAGGATGTCAACTGGGCCTAAGACACGGAGGGCACAGGCCCTTGAGCACTTCACGCGGGACACGGAGGTTCGCCGGTCCCGCCAGCAGAGGGGAACGCGACTATGTCAGTACATATTTCCGGACAAGTGGTACAGGGAAAGGCCGACACACTGGTATTCGACTGCGCCACAGGAGGCGGGGCGACGTCCGGTGGGGTCATTGCAGGCAGTATCATCGATCGGCTCGCGTTGGCGCGGGCGTTTACGCACTGCCAACCGTTCGTCATCGGCTCGGGACTGACGAATACCTCGACCGCGGGGGCGAAGGTCGCCAAGCTGGACGTCTATCTGCAACATGGGGATAGCTCGAACGGCGGCGATATGGCGGAGGTCAATTCCGGTCTGCGCGTCGTGCAACAGCAGATCTTCAACAGCGGCGAATTGACGACCGACTACAAGGTCTGGGCCACGGGCGCGATCCGCGTCCAGCACACCGGCGCGAACTACGCGCTGTTAGGCGCCAAGCGATTTCTGCGTTCGGCGGCCATCGTGACACGCTTGGGCTTGAGCACGGCGACCACGGGGGCGAACGATCTGACGGTCAGCCTCGGCACCATTATGCTGCGGCCCGATGAAGAGCCACCGAGCCGCAAGGCGTTGCTGGTTGACGGGACCAAGATTCCGTTGTTTGCCACCTCAACGGCGACCTAAGACGATGGTGACGGTACGCTTTATTCGTAGCTTTCGTACACCAGGAGGGCCGCTCTATGTCCCAGGGGATACGGCGGCCCTCAGTGAGACGATGGCGAATGAGGCCTTAAAGCAAGGGGCAGCCCTACGGGTCCAGGACGCCACCTACGGCGCGGCGCTCGATGGGCCATCCGCCCACACGATGATTACCGAACCCTCCAGAAAGAAGGGGTAGCATGCCAGACGCAGACGGACACAGCATGACATTGAACTTGACGGCGAATCCGAACAACGTGCCCCTCACGGCACAGGCCGTGGCGGACGCCCTCGGGCATAACGTCGAGATCGAGTTCGAGCAGGTGGCGAATATCCCGAAGGAGTTGACCGGCCCGATTCGCTGGGATCATCCACTCGCGGCACATCCCGTGATCGTCGATGCGCACGCGGGACTGGTCTCGGTGACACCGCGCCGGACGAAGGTCTGTATCGTCGGGTATGCAGAGAATAGCCGGCATCTGGCGTGGTATGACGACCAGGACTGTGAAATCTGGGGCGTCAATCAGCTGGGGCGCTTTATCCCACGCGCCGATCGCTGGTTTCAAATTCATCACAACTGGGATACCCCCGCCCTCTGGGCGAAGGGGACGGATCAGCGGCAGTGGATTCGCGAGTCGCCGATCCCCGTCTATATGATCGATTGTGACCCGGACTTGCCGTCCAGCGTCCGCTACCCGCTTGAGCGTGTGATGGCGGAGCTCAAGACACACGATTATTTTACCAGTACCATCGCCTTTATGGTCGCCCTGGCGATCGCCGAGGGATTCGAGACGATCGGGATCTATGGGATCGACTTGATTATCGGGCGCGAGTATCAGTTTGAGAAGCCCTGCGTCGAATATCTCCTGGGGATTGCGAACGAGCGCGGGATTCGTATCCATAAGCCCGACGGCTGCGCCCTCCTCTGGCAGAGTCACCGCTACGGCTATCAGGAGGAGCCGGAGTTCGGCTTCTACTCGGTCAAGAAGCTCGATGCGCGGTCGAAGCAATTGGAAGAACAGACACGCCTCCTGCGTGATGAAGTCAAGGTCTGGCAGGGGCGGCGTGAAGAGGCCGTCTGGGTACGCGAAAGGCTGAACGAAGGCGCGCAGGCGTCGATGGATGCGCATATCAAGGAACTGGAAGAGAAGATCGATAAGGCCCTGAATCGGCTCTACATGCACGACGGCGCACAACAGGAGGTCGCTCGGATGCACGACATTCTTGAGCTGCGACATCGCGGCGGGCAGGTCGCGTGAATGCTGACGGTCCTCGCCACGGCCACGTCGGACGCCCTCACCACCCTAGAGAACGCCAAGGAGTTCTTGGGGGTGACGGACTCGAAGGACGATCAATTCATCGATCGGCTGATTCTGCGCGCCTCGCGACGCATCACGACCTATCTCGGGCGTCCGCTCGTATTACAGACCTACCAGACGCTCTTGCCGTCGCAGGGCAGCGTGAATCTCCTCCTCCCGCGGTATCCGATTCAGACCGTTCTACGCCTCTTCGACAGTTCGGATACGGGGAGCGCACAGGCGGTCACACAGTATCGCGTCGACCGCGAGGCGGGTCTATTGAATCGCGACGCGGGCTGGTCGTGGACGGTCCAGCTCGATGCCCATGCCGTCACCGATCTGCCTACGCCGGGCGGAGAATATCGCACCTGGCTCGTCGAGTGGTCGGCGGGCTATATCGGACCGAACGGCACCTCATCGACCGGGCACGGCAATACCAGCACCGGGTCGACTCTCCCGGAGGATCTCGAAGAGGCGTGTCTCGAATTGATCAAGGACCGCTATCTGGCACGCAGCCGGAGCGACGCCGTGCAGAGTGAGAAGGTCGGAGATGTCTCGGTCACGTATCGTGATGGCGGTAGTCAGCAGGTTCCGATGACCGTGGCTGCCCTACTGGCGCCCTATCAAAGTGTGGTTTAAGGAGGCTGCGATGAGTCGAACCGCTGCACAGATTTTAACCGATGTATCACAGGGGGAGCTCGATGCCGGGGATATTAAGGTCCGCGAAACCGCGCGGCTGCTGATTCGCGATGTCGAGACGGGCGAGACCGAGGAGCGCGTGCTGGCACAGGGAACGAGAACCGTCACGCAGCACGACGGACAGATCAGGATTTCGTAATTCATCTAGCTGAAGGAGGGCGCCACCGTGCCTTTACATATTACCGGACGGAATATCATTGCATCACTCCTCTTGGGCAATTCTGTCACGCCACTGTTGGCGACGACTGGCGCTGTCCTGTGGGTCGGCTCAGGTACCGCTGATCACGTCTCGTCAGATAATCATCTGAAGGGGACGAGTGTCGCGGCGACAATGGTTTCAGGGTACCCCATTAACTCCCCGAACAACAGAATGACGTTCCGTGGCGTCTATGCCACGAATCAGGCGAACTTCGATTGGTCGGAGTGGGGCATCAAGAACGCGACTACGACTGCGACCTCAACGGCGGGCTCGACGTTCATGCTACAGCGGAAACAGGAAGCCCTGGGGACGAAGGCCAACACGCAGCAATGGCAGCTGACGGTCGATCTCGACATTACGACCTAAGCGATGTCGCCCTGGATTATGCATACGGTTGCCGAGGGGCGGTGCATACACTGTGGATGTCCGGTCCCTGAATCGGCACGTGTCGATTCGGTGGCTTATTGGCTCAAGGGCCTGGGGTGGCTCGCCGAAGTGCCGCACGGACGTATCGTACCCTGTGAGGAGACGAATGGGAGCGGGACGCGCGACGCTCGGGTGGCTTGAGGTCACGACCGATGAGGGCGGCGGGCCGCTGACGGGACTCGCGGGCTATCGCATCTATCGTACCAAAACTCCTGGCGGTCCCTATACCCTAGCCGCCGATCCAGGACTGACCGCTACCCCATCAGCTCCTCGTTATACGGTTACAGACTTCAGCTCTGACGGGGTCTGGTACTTTGCGCTAACGGCCTATGATGCAAGCGGCAATGAATCAGCCGGGAAGAGCGTTGAGGTCTCGAAAACCATCACGCGCCCAAAGCTACGTCTCGGGCGCACCTACGTCTAATGGAGGCTACTATGCAGTGGAAACCACTCATCCTCATGATTGTACTCGTCGGCTTCGGTTGGCTCCTGACGGTCACGTTACTGCAGGCCGAAACCTGTACGGGGACGACCTGTACTTATACCGCGGCGGGGACGGAACCCGCGACGAAAGTAGGCGGGGCGCCACTGAACAACCTCAAGCAAATCGTCTTAACGCCGAAGCTGAACGGCGTGACGCAAGCACCCATCGTGATTCCCGCCACCGCGCCGACGGGTGGGGGCACATTCAGTAAGGCGTTGACCATCACGCCGACCGTCTGTGCGGTGACGACGCTTTCGGTGGATATGCAGGCAGAAAATACCGTGGGGGCGAAAAGTACGGCGATCACTGCGTCCAAATCGAAGGATTTGACGCTGGACCCTACGTGTGCCCCCGCAGCGGGGGCGTTTACACTCGATTAAGGCGATGGCTCTGCGCAGTCTTTGGTTGGTGCTCCACACGTATATAGGCGGATGACGCGATGATGGTACGCGACTGGTATCGACGGAGGGTACAATGAGACTGAGATTCGCCATATTACTCATCCTCATGTGCGGCTACTGGGCTATGCCGGCCGAGGCCCATCTTAACTGCAACGGTGATGGGGCGCACAATGCGGCGTACCAAGCTGATTGCCTCGCCAATGGTGACGTGTTGCATATCGATGATTTCGAGGACGGCACCTATGTCTGTAGCAATGAAAATCCAGGACTGGCGATCAACGATGGATGGAACGCCAATCCGTTTATCGGTACGGACCCGGACGGAGTGAGTGGGGCGCCAGGCACCTGTTGGGTCACAGCGGGCGGCGTAGGCAGTAGCGCATGGGCGGCGGATTCAGGATTGATTAATGGGGGGGAAGGGGGCGTGCCCACGATGAGTGACCACGGACTGCGCGTCACCATCACCTATGGACAAACCCTGCGCTTGCGCTATTACAAGCGGTGTGTGCGGAGCCCGCAGTGCGACTGGACGATCAACACGAAACTCTATCCCACCATCAATCCATTTGTCGGATCTGGCGGGATTTACTTCGGAGCTACGGGTGCATTTCCACTGGTGGGCGTGGCGGACCCAGATGCTCCTGGCCCATGCAGTAATCCAACGCCGGATAACTGTACGAAAGCGTATCACATTATGGACTGGAAAGATAACATCGGGGATCGCGCCTACCTCTTCGATCCCAACCAAGGAAATGCGGTCTACGATTGCAATGACGCTGCGAATAACCGCTGTTTCGAGGACGGAACGCAAACGAATGTATGGTACTACTTTGAGCATGAGTGGAAATTCAATACCAACGGATCGGCCAATGGCACCTATCGGTTCTGGATGAATCGGTGCGGCACAAGTGGCGTCTGCACAGGCTCGCCACACTTACAAGCCTCCTATACCGGGCTACAACTCCTCCCAGCCTTTCAGGGCAATGCCGTGATTGGCGCACTCTGGATGGAGCAGTATTCGAGTTGGAACGATACGCGCAATGTCCACGGACGGTGGCAGTGGGATGAAATTATCGTGTCGAAAGCGACCGCTGGACCAATCGGGTTTGCTGGGGCCAGCTCCGATACCGCACCTCCGTCCTCTCCGACGGGCGTGACCGTGACGCAGGCGCCTGCTGTCCCGCGTGATCTGCATCTCATAAAGGAGTCTCCTCATGCCCGCTAGTCTCGGCGGCATCGCCTCGGCCTTCGGCACTGCGACGTCGCAGACTACGGGCGCTATCACCGCAACGCCGACCGCGGGAAGTGCCTTGGTGGTGGTCGTCGAAGTCACACGTGATAATTCCAACGCCATCACCGTCAGTGACAACAACAGTAACACGTTTGCACGGGTCTCAGGAAGTGCCACGACGACCGTTCAAGGCACGGTCGTGTTTCTCGCGTCCAATATCGCCACGTCGGCGGGGCATACGGTGACGGTACAGTTTTCCGATGTCAACGCCGTGTCGAATATCGCCGTGCAGGAAATCAAAGGGGCCGCCACCAGCAGCCCGTTTGACGTGCAAGCGCCCACCGATACGACGAACAATCAAACCCCGGCCCCCGCTACGACCGATGGCGTGACCTCCACCGCAGCCACCACGACGGCGGCAGGAGAGTTTGTGCTGGGTGCAACCCGATGCGGCGATGCCGCTGATCTGACCGTCGGGACGGGATTTACGAATATCCAGACAGTCAACAATATCCTCAAGACGGAGTATCTGATTCAGGGTGCAGCCGGGTCGATTGCCGCAACGATGACGCTTGGGAGTGCACAAAATACCAGATCGCTTATGGCGACGTTTAAGGCGGCAAGCGGGGCCGTTGCCGATGCACGGAAGCTCGTCCGGACGTGGATCTAGTATGGCGCGACGCGTCCTCAATGTCGGAGGCGGTGGATCACGCGATCTTCCCACACTGTATCGCGAGTGGCGTCAGGATCTCCTCGATATTGATCCGATCGTCAAGCCGGATATTTGCTGTGACGCGAAAGACCTGAAGACGTTACCGCGCGGGACGTATGACGCCGTGTTTTGTTCGCACAATCTTGAGCACTTCTATCACCACGAGGTACCGATCGTGCTAGCGGGCATGAGACACGTCTTGAAGCGGAACGGATTTCTTCACTGTGCGGTCCCGGATGTCGCGGCGCTCATGGAGGCCGTCGTGCAGGGGAAGAAAGATATAATGGATATTTGGTATACCGTGCCGGCAGGTCCGATCCGTTTTCACGATGTCCTCTACGGCTGGAGCAAGGAAGTCATGCGCGGGAATCAGTACTACTGTCATCGCACGAACTTTACCGAGAAGAGCTTCACGCACGTTCTGAGTCTGGCGCACTTTACACAGATCTACACGGCGCGCGATGGGTACAATCTCACGGCCTTTGCGTTTCTGCAACTGCCCTCCGCCGCACAGCGAAAGGAGTGTGGACTCTAATGCCAGTAACACATGCAAAGAACGTCACCGCTGCGGACTGGTCCGGCGTCATTACGGTGGGGAACAGTACGGGCGGGTCAACGACCGATCAGGCCTCCAATCTGGCGCGCCCTGGCGATTGGAACTCAAATCACGTCGTGAATCTCTCGGCCTCTGAACTGACCCCTGTCTTTACCTTTACGAACGGCCTATCGAGTACGACGGCAGCGGGCGGCATTACGATAGGGATGGCCTCGGACCCCTGGTACACGCCGCTGCCCTTCTATAATACCGGCGTCACGCAAGTCTCGGTGAGTTCGATGTCGAACGGCACTTGGTATCTGGACGGACCCTATGAGTGGGATCAAGCGATGGGCAAGGGGCAGATCAACGTCTTTGTCGCCATGCCGGCGAATTTTCTCGGCGGAGCGGTCTATTCAGCCGCCTCCACAGGATCAGTCACCCGTACCGCAACCTTCTATAATCACTTTGCGATCTACAAGCAGGGTTCAGGCGCTAGCACGACGCGGCTGGAATCATTCTGGACGATGCAGAATTCGTTCATCGCCACGAACGAGATGAACCTGAATACGGCGAATACGAGTTCCGGGACCTTGACGAACCGCCTGACGATCAGCTTTCCCGCGCAGTGGGATACGGCGGGCGGTATCACCTATAGTTCGTCGTCTACCAGTGCGACCTCGAATCTTTCGGCGAGCACGATGGCCTCGACGCGCTACGATTCGCTTATCTCGAACGTCGGCGCCTACCTCAGTGGCTCGATGATGCAGATATTCGGGATGTCCACCACCGCCCCGCCGGGCATCTATTGGGTCGGACGCATGCAGTTCACCACGACAGCGAGCGCGGGAACATCTGGTGGGATCGGGTCGATGGGCACGTACTTCGGTCAGTGCAGCGTGCTGGGGCAAGTCGAGCTATTGGGAAATGCCTATAGGCGGCAAGGACTGTCCGTCACCAATAGCACGTCGAACTTCTTTCCGTTCCACGGATTTTTGGCCACGAGTACGACGGACGCCACCTCGATTATCAACACCGCCGACATTCGAGGGACCACGGGCCAGATGTACTGGAACTATTTTGCGAGCTCCTACTAAGATGAAACCCGAACTCTTGATTCAGGTACTCGAAACAGGTGGCTACCATAACGGCGACATCGGGCGCACGCGCGCGCGATTGGATAAAAGCAAGAGCTGGCGGAAGCAGCGCATCATTGTCTTATTGCCGACGTCGATGATGATTGCCGCGAAAGTCTCGCTCTCGCACTGGAACCTGGCATTCCCGCCAAACAATGGGGTCGCGCGTCTCCTGGCGATCGGTATGGAGGTTGGGGAAGCCTACAGTACCGCCATCGAGCAGATTCTCGCGCATCCTGAACTGAGTCAGTGGGAATATCTCTTGACACTTGAGCACGATAATATGCCCCCACCGGACGGCGTACTACGATTGGTCGAGCGTATGGAGGCCCATCAGACGTATGATTGCATCGGCGGCTTATACTTTACCAAGGGCGAGGGCGGGGTGGCGCAGATCTGGGGCGATCCGACAGACCCGGTTCTGAACTTCCGCCCGCAACTCCCCGATCAGAACGGGGGGTTAAAGGACTGCTGCGGGACCGGAATGGGCTTTAACCTGTGGCGGTTGAAGATGTTTAAGGATAAGAAATTACGACGACCCTGGTTCGTTACGCAGAAGCACGGCGGTGTCGCGACACAGGACCTCTATTTCTGGACGGACGCCCGCACGCACGGCTATCGGTGTGCGGTGGATTGCTCGGTCAAGGTGGGGCATTATGCACCGGAAACGGATACGGTATGGTAAGGGCGAAGAAATTACGATTCACGAAGCAACCTATTACGCCGCCGCTGGTCCAGCTCGACCTCGGTACGGGGAAGGGGAAGAATCGTCCCGAGGGATTCCTCGGCGTCGATAGCCATCACTATCCTGGTGCGCGCGTCGTGGATTTACGGAAACGCTGGCCGTGGCCGGATAACTCGGTGGACGCGGTACATTGCAATCATCTCCTGCAGTTCTTCACGAGCCGCGAGCGCGTGCATTTTACCAACGAACTCTATCGCATTCTGAAGCCTGGCGCCAAGGCCACGATTATTACACCCTATTGGGCCGCCTGTAAGGGCTATGGTGATACCTCGACGTGCTGGCCGCCGGTGTCAGAGGCCTGGTATGCGCGCCTGAACAAAGTCTGGCGTGAGGCGCAGGACTATGACGATCCCGATGGCTATACGTGTGACTTCGAGCATACGATCGGGTACGGCCTGCATCAAGCAATCGTCCCGCGCAATCTCGAATATCAGCAGCACGCGGTGATGTTCTACAAGGAGGCCGTACAGGACTTAATCGCCAACTTGATGAAGAAATAACCCATGTCAGCGTTTCAACATAACGCCTTTCAACCTAACGCCTTTCAGGGTGAGCGCTCCTCACTCTTCTTGAACGCGGCGGTCTCCGATCCACTGCTCACGGGCCTGACCGAGACCGCCGTCCTGACCCGTATTAATCTCGTCGCCTCCGATACACTGGCGCTAACAGTCAGTGACCCTGATATTACAGCGTTTGAACTGACCGGTCTCACCGATCCCTTCCCGGCCTTTGCGGAGACCTCCGCGCTCGATACCGGCGGTGGGATTACGCCCATCGTAGGCGCCGACACCCTGTTGGGCTTAGCGGAAGCCGTCACCGTTCGCGCCTTCATTCCTACATCTGACGTCTGGGCCGCCGGTCTCACGGATACGGCCACGGCATCCGCCACTGTCTCGACCTCGGATACCTTTGCGGCGGGTCTGACGGATACGGCGGGGACGCTCGTTATCTCCGTCTCGACCGCTGACATCGTGACGTGTGGCGTTACGGAGAATCTTGTCCTCGCTATCTCGTTCGCCACGTCCGATACGCTGGTCATAGGCCTGACCGACTCCACGACACCAGCAATCACACTCTCGACCTCTGATGTCTTCACGACGGGCCTGACGGATACCGCCAATAGCTCGGTCACGCTCACCACATCAGACAGCCTGCGTACTGTTATCGATGATCTAGACATTCTCGCGATTGAGTTGACGGGTCTGACGGACGCCTTCCCAGCCTTCACCGACACCTCGACGCTCGATGCCGGTGGCGCGATACAGATTACGTCATCCGACGTTCTGATCACTGGCGTGACGGAGTCCAGTACCGTCTTCGTGCGGCTCTCGGTCTCTGACACGCTCATGCAAGTGGTCGAGGATCTGCTGATCAAGAAGAGCGAATCAGTCAGCGACTCACTTCCTGGTTTCGTTGAATCGGCCTCGGTTGTGCAGCTCAGCGCGGGTATCATTGCGACCTCCGATGCATTGACCGTCGGTCTCACCGAGGCGGTCACGCTCGTTGCAACGCTCTCGATCTCCGATACACTCACCGGACTCGCCGAGAGCGCCACGAAACTCGACCTGAGTGCGACGGTCATTACCACCAGTGACTCCCTGTCGCTTACGCTCGGCGAGCGCGCCATCCGCAGTGACGGGACTCTCTTCGCCCTCTTCACGAGTGACGCCATACGCGTCACGATAGCTGATCTGGACATCAAGGACATCTTCCTGAATAACGACCCTGATCCACTCAGACTAGGTCTCACGGAAACGGCATCGGTCGTCATCGACGCCGTGACGTTTGTTACCAAAACTGGTACCGATAGTATTACCGTCGGACTCGTTGAGCCCTACGTCTTTGAGCAGCAGCTCGCCAGCGCCGAGAACATGCAGGTGCGTATCACGGAATCCACGGCGGTCGTGGATCTGACCGGCGGTATTACGAGTATCACGGATGACGATTTCGTCCTACGCATTGGGCTGACTGAAACCCTTACGGCGAAGGGTCTCGTCACTGTTAGTGATGCCCTCTCAGGACTGACCGAGCAATCTACGCTGGAGACCGCTGGGGGCATTGAAAAGACCGCCTCCGATACGCTCACGGTCAACATCTATCCAGACTTCCCGACGACAGGCGTGCTCGATACCTTTACACGTACCGATGAAAACCCGTTGGCCTCTGGACCCTGGCAGGCCTTCTTGTTGGGTACGAGTCGCGGGCAACTCCTCTCCAATGCAATTACACATACCCTGAGCACGTCATTCTCAAATGCCTGGAACGCCGTTCCTTCTTCCGATCAAGAGATTTATCTTACGGTTACGACGCGCCCGAATGTATCTGGGAACGTCTCGCTCTTCGTTCGCGCGAATAATCTTAACAGTGCCGTGGAGAACGGCTACATCTGCCAATATACACGCACCACCTGGACGTTGTCGGTCTTTACCGGAGGATCTGCCGCCGCGACACTTGCCAGTGGTGCGCTGTCTCTCTCCGATGGCGATGCCATCGGCCTGCGCATTACGGGTATTACACTTAGTGTCTATCATCAACCCATCGCCGGAGCATGGACACGATTGGGATCTGCGACCAGCACGACCTATGCTACGGGTACGATCGGGTTCTATGCCTTAGATACCGCCACAGGTACGGTACTGGATAATCTGGGCGGCGGTCTCTATGTACCGTTCGAGCAGAGCACGCTCGCGGTACGTATCAGCGTAAGCGACACCGCACCAGGACTGACCGAGACCGTGGCTACGCGGCTCTCGATGCGTGTCGACGAACTTCTCTCCGGACTGGGTGAGAATATAAACATCGTACCGATCATCCCGATTAGCGCCGCCGACGCGATTGATAACATTTTCAATGTCATTCTCGCCGAGAACGCCAATATCGTCGATCTCTCAGGCGGGCTCTCGACGCATAGCGATACGGAGACGCTGCCCGCATTCCTGAATGAGGCCGCACTCACTCGCGCCTTCCAGCCAGTGAGTGACGTGGAAGCACTGGGACTGACTGAGGCGGCAGCCGTGGCCGTGGTGATTGCGGGCGCCGACACGTTGGTCGTGCAGCTGACCGATACGTCAGGCGCGGGCGCCCTGGTGCTACTCAGAGTAGATGATCTATTGGCGAAACTAGCTGAGGACGTCACGAACTATCTACGTACCTCGGTTGAAGAGACGGTCGGCGGACTCCTTAGTGACCTCTATCGACAGTTACAGGGACAGGTTGCGACTGACGATCTACTCATTCTGGGTCTCACCGAGACGAGGACGATCCAGGATGTTACGGATCTACTGACGAAGAGCGGGGCTGACTCCCTTCGTCTGGGGATGACCGAGACCGCGGTTATTGAATCCGTAAGTCTGCTGGGCGGGCAAATTATCGTCACAACGGTAGAGTATCTGGGGCGAAAAAGGGCTATACTAGGGAACGGGCCGTTAACCGTGACCGTGGACACGATGCCGAAACAGGCACAATTGAGTGAGGTCTAACCATGTCGCATGAAACCGTCGGGATTGTCGAGGGGTGGAGCGCGCGACTTGACTTTTCCTTAAAGGAAAACGACGCCGTCAAGGATCTCTCCGGTCTGACCATGATCGCCGAAGCCCTGGACCGCCGAAAGCAACCCGTGACGTTGACGGGAGACTTGACGATCATCAGTGCGACGGACGGGCGTGTCCGACTCACCCCGGATACGGGAGACTTTCCACCAGCAGGCAGTCCGTTCGAGCTGCGCTTTAAGGCCGTTCAGGGCGGTGAGGTGAGCTACTACCCGAGTGATGCTGCCGTGAAGGTCGAGGTCCGTCGATGGGCGTGATCGAGCATGTGCAAGGTCTTCTCGATACAACCGTAGAGCTTGAGCCCTGGACGGCGCAGGACTCCTACGGGCGCGGCACTTACGGGGCGAAGCGAACCGTACTCGCCCGTATCCAGCAGGGGATCTATCAAACACTCGGCGCCAATGGACAAACATTGGTCGCGGGGTACAAGGTGATTCTCGGTGAGGCAATTCAGGTAGACCCGCGCGATCGGCTGACACTCCCAGAGGCCTTCGGGCCGCGTGCGATCGGAGGAAAGACGGCGGAAGTCCAGCCACCGATCCGCTCAGTCCAGCCAGTCTACTATCATGGGGCACATGATTATACAGTCATTCTCTGCGGATGATACGATGAAGATCGAAATTGAGATCAAGGGGACCGACGAACTCCGGCGCATCCTGAGTGCTGCCGGACCGCAGGCACCGAGAGCCATCGCGGGTCCGCTCTATCGCTTTGTGCGGCAGTATGTTCTGCTGCCCGCCAAACAACGCTTTGTGCCGGTCGTGGACTCAGCCCTCAAGAATAGTATTCAAATTGAGGCGCCGACGATTAACGGATCTGTCGTGACGGTCACGATAGGGGCAGGTGGACAAAGCGCCCCCTATGCGGCGGCGGTGCATGAGAATCCTCGATCTGGGAAAACCGGAGGCATTCCTCCCGGAGGATTACAGCCACTGACGTTTCGATGGATTGGCGGAAAGATTCGCCCCATTGGCGGGCCATATCGTCGCTATTCACGTGTCGGGCAGTGGAAGTACCTTGAACAACCCGCGAAGGAAGCCGCCGCACATCTCGAACCGTTAATTCAGGATGTGCGCCGAGAAGTGGAGAAGCTCTTTGGGCGTCGCTGATGATCTTGCCGATCTCTTGGTGACGGGTAACCTGAGTGCCACGGTGCATATCGGTGAGCTACTGGCTGAGCCGTCGAAGGCCGCCGTGATTACACCGACGCCGGGACTGCCGAATCTCCGGACCTACGGCGGATCGGTCTTAGAGCGCGTTAGTGTGCAGGTGCGGTGCAGAGCCTCGGATTACCCGACGGCAGATAATCTCATGGCTTCGGCGCATGGAAAGTTGAGTGGCGTAAAGGACAAGATATTGAGCGGACGCACCTATCATTGGATCGTCGAGGTACAGCAGCCGTTCTACCTAGGACTGGATGAGAACGAGCGCCCGATATTTGCCTGTAACTTTGATATTTTGCGGTCAGCAACGACCTAATCGAGGAGGACAAGTTGAGCAGGTATACGACCGTTCCCACGCTTCATGTTGCACTTGAGATGCGACAATCCAAGATTGGCTGTGATCGTTGGTCCACCCTGAGCAATGGGGATGAGATGATCGAGCGACATAGTACGCTTCGAGACTTTCTTGCCACAGATATGACATTTGCCGTTGGTGCGCTGAATAATCACTTCTACATCAACAGGGCCAACACCGTTCGAACGTTTCTTCGCCAATCGTTTCAACACCTGGATGCGTCGCTTCATTCGATTGGCGATAATATCCTTTTGGTAGTGTGCTCGATTATAGGCAAGGAAGCGTTCATGGTTATCTTTTCGCCATTGCTTCAAGCGGTCGTAGGATTTGCCAGGATTATCAAGATCCCATTGCTTGACTCGGGCAGACTCTTTTACTCTATATGCCGCAAGTGCTACCGGATCGGATTGGAGACGTTTCGCTATAGGGTGCATGAACAGAACATAGCACACTCTACTGCGCACTGTAACTATGATTGCTTGAGGAGCGTATGATTCGTGAGACCCTAGAGGCGGCAAAGAGTCAGTTGATTGCCACGCTGCACGTCCTAGATGTGGCCCTGGCGGCGATGGAGCAACAGCCAACAACGTGTCCGCATGAGCAGAAAATCGACATCAGCAGTTTCACCACTCCGGGCAAATGGTATTGTCCGGCTTGCCGCACGGAAGGCGGCGTTACATTAGCAGAGGGGGGCTAGACCATGGGCGACACAGTTATTTTTACAAACGCCTTAATTGCGATCGGGACAGGGACGGCGAGCGCCGACCGCGTGCTCTCAGGGCGGGCACGTAACATTACCTGGACCGAGGAGTTCGAGGACCACGATGTGACGGTGTTCGGCTCGTCGAATCGGATCCGGGCGGTCGGGCTCGGAGAGTCCAATATGGACATCGAGCTGATGCAGAGCTATTCCACTGCAGATGCCGAGGAGAACGTTGATAAGCTGCTCGACACGCTGCGCGATGTCTCGGCCACGGGGAAGAAGTTCCTCGT